CCTTCATTCAATACCCATGAAATTGAAATTTTTCGCATAGAAGATAAACCATCACTTGCATCAATATGCCAATCGTATTTTGCATTATCATCTGCATGATATTCCAAATATTGTAGGTCTTGGATACCAGACAATTTATAATTAAAAGCTTGATTTAGTTCTATAACTGAATGACTTATTAATTCTGCTGTAACACTATCTTTTTGATTCAACCTCCAAGCCTGAACTTTTCTAAAATCTGTATGCAAAGATGTTTTTGCTTTTATTTCTACACCGTAGTTCATAGCTTCTTTTAAAACTATATCTGTCATTTGCGAATCCATTTCAAGTGGAACTATGCCATATTGCGGATCTTTTGTAAGGTCAGTCTTGACGTTGTATTTGAAAAAATCTGATTCTAAGTGGGATAAACTTCCCATAATATCTCCTCTGAAAAAAACTCCCCCACGCTTGGACGCAAGGGAGAACTTAAATTGCCTACTCATTGGGGAGCAGGACTTTGGGTTCATAAAAATAATCAATCACTTTCATATTACACATTTAGAAAGGAATATCATCATTAAATTCGTCTTTAGCTTTTTTGCCGTTTAGCAATGCTTCAGTTTCATCATTCGTTATTGTCTTTGTAGGACTATGATCAATTTTGTTAAAATCCGTATTGCCTTTAAAAGCCTTTGGGTTTGTAAACTTAACACTCAAATAACCTTTGTCATTTTTCCAGAACGCTAGTCTCCAATGTACACCGTCAACATTTACATCTCCTGAATAAGCTGGAGCATTTGGATTCTCACTCTGGGTTTTAAATAGTGTTCCAGAATTTAATTTAGTTTCCCATGTTCCATCTTTGCCTGTCATTACTGATTTATCTTCCATCTTTAACTCCTTTTGTTGATTGCTGTGTTTGTAAATTGCATGATTGCAGTATGTTGATTCTTATTTAGTTGCTTAGATTGACGCATGTACTCTGCTAAAAACTTCAAAGTCTTATGAACATCTACAGCCGTTGCCAAATGCAGTTGGATTTCATCTTCTATCTTAGATAAAAGTTTTTCCTCTAACTCTTCAAATTCTTGCTGTTCCAACTCTTGCTGATCGTGTAGCAACGATTCTTCCATTTGTTCTTCTGACTCACCTTTATCCATCAGACTTCACCCCTTTCTATAATTTCTTCTATCTCTTGAGTTCTATCTATTATTCGTTCTAATACAATACTTTCAAGCACCATATCAATATCCATTAATGTATTATCTTGATGTATATGTTCTATCAATTCTGCTACAGACATTTCATTCTCTAACTTATTTATTTCTGCTCTTACTATGCGAGTATATGTAGACATTTTATTTATCCTTTATTTTTATTTTACGATAATGTTCATTATCCCATTTGAGAAGGATTAGAAGTCCTATGGAGCTGACCACTAATCCCAAACCAAATCCTATACTTACCAAGATTAAATTGCTCATAAACTTTTTTGAGCTACAGTTGCGTCATCATCATCATCTCCAACTATCATCAAAAGATTTTGATACAAGAATCTTTTTGCATAAGTCATTACACTTCCTATTGGTTGTGGTTTGCGTTCTGCAAACATTGTTACAAAAGTCTCAAAATATTCTCTTGTTTCAACGTGTGTAATTCTCATTCTAAAAAATACAGTTGATTCTTTACTGCCATGAACTGTTTCTTTGTCATAAGTTTGAGTAAAAGTAGTTACAAGACCATGCTTTAAAAGTATTGGCTCACATACAGTAATAATTTGATTTAATGTTGTATATGTATTCCCAAAGTGTGGATTTTTTCCGTCTTTAGACAAACCAGCTTTTTGTATTTCTATTCTAGCATTAGCAAATGAAGCTAAATGGTCATGCGGTGGTATAACATTCATTATTTTTTTTTCTGTGTTCATTGAACTCTCCTTTTAAATAAATTTGTAATTAAAGTTTTGTTGTAATCTGAAACATTTTGCAAAGTACTACCATCAAATGAAAGACCAATTAAGTAATCCATAAATTCATAAGTGTCGGTGTCAGCTTGAATCAAATAATTGCTGTAGTGCATTGCAACCACATCTTTTGTAAATTTTACTAAAAGAAAATGCTGTAGCTCATTGCAATTTAATATTACCGACCTATAGACATCATAATCTTTTAGAATTTTATTAGCTGAATCATCATCTAAATTTAAACTACTGATTCCATCTTCTATGTGATTAAGTAACAAAACTGAACGATATATATAATCAGTTTCATTTAAGTTATCCATTACGCACCCCCTATTAATAACATTAAATAACCACATACAAATATTAATAACATGACTAGAAAACCGCCTACAATTTCCCGGCCTGTCATGTATTCATTATTTAGATCTTGTTGTTCATTCATTTTAGATTCCCAATTTAAGTTTTAAGTAAGTTCATTGTAAACTAATTCCATGTTTAAGTAAAGTATATATTTATATATTTTAATAAATAATATATACTAGTAAAGTAATTAACGAAAACAATATAACAAAAGGAGCAGTAATGACATTTGATGATTATTTAAAAAAAGAAAGGTGGTCAGTTGCAAGGATTGCAAAAGAATTAAACCTAAATGAAGCCACCGTAACTAAATGGAAATACGAAGGGGTGATACCTAGAAAAGATCAAGTCATATTAATTTATAATTTTACAGGTGGTAAAGTAACCCCTAATGATTTTTATGGACTTCATTCTTCATGAGTTTTCAAGCAATGGCATGGGCTGTGAAACAAAACACAAAAAGCCCTGTATCAAAATTAGTCTTATTGATGGTAGCTAACTATGCAGATGAGAAGGGTGAAGCATACCCAAGCCAAGACCATCTTGCAAAACTTTGCCAATGCACCAGAGTTTCTGTAAATAAACACATTAAAGAACTTGAGAAAAACAATTATTTAAGCATAAGAAAAACCAAGAACGGTATGTTTGGTTATAACACGTACACTTTAAATATTGACTATGTAAAGAATATTGATAATGGGTTAGTAAATAATATTAACTTAGTTAGTAAAGAATATTTATACAATACTCAAGATAAACTAAAACCGTTGTTTTTTGATAAGTTCTGGAAAAGCTGTCCTAGAAAAATAGCTAAAAAGAAAACTCAGTCTGTTTATAATAAGTTAATAAAAAGTAAAGAAGTTACTGAAGATTATTTGATAAAGACTATGAACGATTATAGTGTAAGTGTTAAAGATACAGAGTTGCAGTTTATAGTCCACCCAGTAACATGGTTGAATCAGGGTAGGTTTGACGATAAATTAGAAGTTAAGGTTAAAAATAAAAATTGGTTAGCTGGATAAACAAAGGAGCAAACAATGAGCAAAAAAATAGAAGGGCTATACACAGCAAGAGATTTATGGGATTCGGTAAAAGAATTACATTCAGGAAATACTGCACAACCGTTTGATGTAGGCTTTCAGCCGTTAGATGATTTGTACAAAGTTGCAAGAGGAACATTTCATGTCTGGACTGGCGTTCCTAATCATGGAAAATCTAGTTTTTTATCAGACGTAATAATGAACATGGCAAAAATACATGGCTGGAAATTCGTAATATTTTCACCAGAGCATAGCATGTCAAATAACATAAAAAGACTCTGCGAAAAATTTATGATGAAGCCGTTTGATTATGGTATGTCTGAAAGAATAACAAAAGACGAATTAATAAAAAGTTTAGCGTTCATTCAAGAACATTTCTTTTTTATAGATATGGAAAATGAATCTCCAGACATTGAATGGATATTAAACGTAGCAAGACAAGCCAAAGAAGAATACAACATAGACGGCTTAGTCATTGATCCATACAACGAAATTAATCCAAAACGTGCTGGAAATTTAAGAGAAGATGAACACATATCAACGGTTATATCAGACATTAAAAGATTTAATAGAGAAACTGAATGCGTAACTTGGTTAGTAGCTCACCCCAAAAAATTACAACGTGAATCAGATGGAAGTTACAGAGTTGATGGCTATGATATAAGTGGTTCAGCACATTTTTCAAATAAAGCTGATATTATTGTAGTAATTGAAAGAATGTTTGAGTTAGAACAAACTAGATTCCACGTCAGGAAAGTTAGAGAAGCCGATTACTATGGAGCTATCGGCACGGCAGATTTTAAATGGAATGGAAAAACTAGGTGTTTTCATGCTCTTAGTAGCAA